TCTCGGGATGATGAGTCTAAAACTCATCGGGGCAAAGAAGACTATACCTGGAAAAAAGGTGAAGATTCTAAAACAGACGAAGGCACCCATGACGATGGCTCGCGTAAAGGTGATGAGGGTGGCGACAATACCAAAGATTTTCTCGAAAAGAACGAGCCCGATCTCGTCCAGATGATTAAGGATATTCTCTTAGAGGAAAGCGACGAAATATTTGAAGAAGCTGATGAGACCTTAGAAGAAGAGGCTGATAAAAATACTGGTGTGTCGGGCCTCAAGGGAGATGACGACGATGATACGTCCTACGGCCACTTCAAAGAGGGCACCCTGAAAGAGGACGACACGCCAGACGCTATGTATGAGGCATATGAGGCACACGAGAGTGCCCAGCTTCAACAGGAGAGCCGCTCTTTAAAATCAAAGAATAAAACTCTCATTACAGAACAGAAAACACTCAACAAGAAGGTCCGTTTGTTAGAGGAAAAATTACAAAAATACGGCACAGTCATTAATAAGCTTAAAGATAAGCTTAATGAAACCAACTTAACAAATGCTAAGTTGTTATATCAGAACCGTGTTCTAAATAGCGCCTCGTTGAATGAGCGACAAAAAGATAGAATTGTCGAGACTATTATGAATGCAAAAACAGTTGAAGAAGCAAAAATTATATATGAAACTCTTCAAAGTGCAGTGGGAGCTAATACGCTAAGCCGTAAGCCAAAATCACTGAACGAAGTTGTGACTAAACGCTCTTCAGCCTTTATGCCTCGTAAAGAGGAAAAAAGGGTAGATCCCTTTACGGTGAGAATGAAAACTCTTGCCGGAATTAAAGAATAGATTTTAATTTCATTACATATAAAGGAGGAGAAAAAACAATGTCTATACTTCAAAAATTAACAGAAGGTATCGTTAAGCGCGATATGAAAAAGGAAGGAGATGCTTTACTTAACAAGTGGGGTAAAACCGGACTTCTAGAAGGTCTTGGCTCGGAGACTGCGAAACAGAATATGTCTCGTCTTCTTGAGAACCAAGCAAAGGAGCTTCTTCGTGAGGCTTCCACGATGGCCACCGGCGACGTTGAGGGCTTTGCAGCCGTTGCGTTCCCAATTGTTCGTCGTGTTTTCGGCGGATTAATCGCCAATGAACTCGTTAGTGTTCAACCTATGAGTCTCCCATCGGGACTCATTTTCTTTATGGATTTCACGTTTGCGCCGCAATCTGGCCTAGGCATTAACAACCGTTTGGCCCAGAATGCCGATACTTCACTCTATGGTGGAGGCCGCGTTGGTCAGGCTATCACTGGTGGTGTTGATCTTACTGGTGCGAATTCTTCGTTGAGTTTTTATAACTTGAACAACGGATACTCGTCTCCAACCGGATCCGCCATTATTTATGCCGTAGGTGTAGCTTCGGGTACATGGGGAGACGGAACCGCAGTCTTGGGAGTTGGGGACACCTCAACTATGACAGTAGCTGAGATCAACCGAACGCTTCAATGGGATCCTGCACTGGTTTCCGGCGCTGCAGGTACCGGTACTAGTTTTGCTATTGCAGATCTGACTATTGGTACCACTGGTGATGAAGGTCAGTTTAACTGGTCCGATTTGGTCGCTCTTACGGTTTCGGGCAGCGGAGGTGGCGCTGGTATGTTCGACGCTGACGCACGACAGGTTCGTCGTTTGACTGAGCTTTCGGGAACGGTAGCTGACAGAACGGTGCGTGTTGTCGCTTTTGAGGATGGTGGTACTCCCGCCTCCGTGAGTGGCGCCATCGCACTCGCGGCCAACCGAAACTGGTCTTGGCCAATTACGGACGATTTCGCAGGTACACCCGCTGCCGGCGGCACTAATGCAATTGGTGCTGTGGTAGGCAGGGAGACCTGGGGATTGGAAAACGATGTCGGTATTCCTGAGATTGATTTGAAGGTCGATTCCGTGTCCGTCACGGCGATCACCAAAAAGCTCAAGGCAAAGTGGAGCCCCGAACTTGGTCAAGATCTTAATGCTTATCATAATCTTGATGCGGAGGTCGAGCTTACGTCGATTCTTTCTGAGCAAATTGCTCTAGAGATTGACCGTGAGATCCTTGAAGACCTCATTAAGGAGGCCAAAGCTGGTACTTATTACTGGTCTCGTTCCCCCGGTCTTTTTGTGAATAGAACAACTGGTGCAGAAGTGGGTGCCAATACGGCAGCTCCCGACTTTACAGGTACTGTTTCTGAGTGGTATGAGACACTCCTAGAAACAGTTAATGATGTGTCGGCGCAAATCCACAGAAAAACTCTGCGCGGCGGGGCTAATTTCTTGGTCACGTCACCGGAAGTTGCTTCTATCCTTGAATTCACTGCTGGTTTCCGCGCAAGCGTTACCGTTGATGATTCTAAGGGAACCGCTGGGGCACTTAAGGTTGGCCAAATTAGTAAGAAATACGATGTTTACATCGATCCTTACTTCCCGCGTAACCTTGTTCTTGTTGGCCGTAAGGGTAATAGCTTCCTTGAGAGTGGCTATGTATATGCTCCTTATGTGCCGTTGCAAGTCACGCCTACCATCTTTGGTACGGAAGACTTCGTGCCACGTAAGGGTGTCATGACCCGCTACGCCAAGAAGATGGTTCGTCCTGATATGTATGGCCTTGTGGTTATACGTGGATTACTTGGTGAGGGTGGCGCTTAAGCCAAACTAACTTAGGTTAATTATAAACCCCGGCTTCTTTTTAGGAAGCCGGGGTTTTTTATATAAAACAAGCTGTTTTAAAAAACTGAGTTGGTCAAAAATTTGACGCCTCCAATTTTTTGAGATTTTGGGTTTTAGTGACTATTTATATATGACTATTTATATAAAGGAGATTTCCCCATGGGTAGAAAAAAGAAAAGATTACGCCTTGTCCAGGCGCGAAAAAAGAATACAGTTGTGGTGGTGCCCAAGGCAGCATCAAAGCCGAAAGTTAATGTGACGCGCCAAAAACCCAAAAAGGTAGTTGAAGCGACACCGGTCTCTCCCCGTAAAGAGAAGAAGCGCGCCCGTGCGCCTAAAGTGACTAAGTTACAATTTGATTTAACACCAGTAGAAAGTAAAAAACCAACAAACAACTAACATTTAGTTTTTTTGCCTTCGTCTTAACTATTTACTGGAAGGAGACTAAATGAATGGCTTTGCCTACTTTAAACCCCGTTTCGCAAATGAGTGCTGTTGTTTTAACGACAAGCAGCCTAGCAGCCGATGTTAAAGATAATGCTAATTTGCCTTTTGGACTATATTCCAATACAACATCTGCGCTATTTTCTCAATATTTTTGTACTGGCGCCGCAGAGCAAGTATCCTATACGTATAAAAAGCTAGGTGGGGACGTATTAGATATTGAATTAACTGATAATAATATCTATGCTTCTTATGAAGAATCTGTTTTGGAATATTCTTATATTCTTAACATCCATCAAGCTAAAAATGCACTTTCGGACCTTTTAGGCGCAACCACTGGGACATTTGACCACGATGGGCAACTCCAGACTGGAAATTCCCTTCTGGGCAAAAATATTAATTTGAAATTTCCACGGTTTGAGTTTGCTTATTCTCGACGCGTCGGCTATGGAGTTTCTACGGAAGTTGGCTTTGGGGGTGAAGTGGCTATTTATTCTGCGTCCTTTAACGCAGTGTCGGGACAACAAGATTATGATTTGCAACAGATAGTATCTTCTTCTGCAGCCGGTACTGCGTCACTTCCTTTCTTTGGCCAAGTGGGCGATAAGCGAATTAATATAACAAGAGTTTTTTATAAAACACCGCAGGCCATGTGGAGATTTTATGGGTATTATGGGGGCCTAAACACAGTTGGCAATTTGGCCAGCTATGGACAGTGGGCTGATGATTCAACATTTGAAATCATACCAACATGGCAGAATAAAGCGCAATCTATGGCTTTTGAGGATGCGATTTATACAAGAAATTCACAGTATTCCTACGAAATCAAGAATAATAGACTTCGTATTTTTCCGGATGCCTATCAAGCGGGCCCTTCTAAATATTGGATAGAATTTTTTGTTGACTCTGATCCTTGGGAAGAAAGCGACACTTCGGGACGCGGCGGAAAATCAGGGATTGAGGGTATTAATAACATGAATACCCTTCCCTATGAAAATCTGCCTTATGAAAATATTAATGCAATAGGCAAACAATGGATTAGAAGGTTTGCTTTGTCTCTTTCGAAAGAAACTTTAGGAAATATTAGAAGTAAATTTACAACCATACCAATTCCGGGCGAAAGTGTGACCCTCGACGGCCCCGCGCTTTTAACTCAGGCACAGGCAGAACAAGAAAAACTAAGAGAAGAATTAAGAACAACTCTGGATGAATTAACCTACACTAAACTGATGGCAGAAGATGCCACCCTTATGGAAGCCGTAAACACAATTAATAAATTAATACCTTTAAAGGTTTTTGTGGGGTAAATAAGTGGCAAACCCAACAGACAAAACTAAATGGTCACAACCAGCTTCTCCTCCTCCTCCTTTATTTTTAGGAGAGAAGGAAAGAAATTTAGTTAAGCAAGTTAATGATGAATTAATTGAGCGCGTCATTGGACAAGAAATAATTTATTACCCTATTAGTGTGGAACATACTAACTTTCACCCTTTATACGGAGAGGCTATACAAAAGAGCTTTTTATCTCCAATTAGAGTTCATGTTTTGGTTACTTGGGAGGGTTATACAACTACGGTTAATAATTTAGGTATTGATAAACGACTTTCCCTTACAGTAAAATTTCATAGAAGAAGATTAACAGAAGATCAGGATCTATATATTCGTGAAGGTGATTTTATATTATATGGTGAAGACTTATTTGAAATTGCCACTATAAACTATCCTCGACAAATTTTTGGCCAAGCGTGGGAGGGTCGAGAGCGCATTTTCGAAGCCGAGGCTAAGTGCATAAAAGCAAGGGAGGGGACTTTCGATGGCAACTGATAGTGATTCTAAAGTTCTAGAAAAGCAAAACAACCTTCTAGATAAAGCTTTTTTGAACCCTTCCGACTTTGAAACAATTGATTACGCATTTTATGATTTTGTTAAGGATAAGTTACAAATCAGAGCCAATACCAACAAGGGGTGGACAAAAGTTAATATAATTTGGGCATCCCCCGAGCGGTCTTATTTTTCGAAAGAAAATAAAGACAGATTTAGTTTAGATGGTACGTTAATTTACCCTGTTATAAGCCTTCAAAGAACATCTATGACAAGAGACCTCGTTAAAAAAGGTAAATTTTTTGGCGCACCAACACAATTTACTGATCCCACGAGAGGAGGCCGAATTGTAGTATCTAAAAGGATAGTTAATGATAAAACAAACAATTTTGCAATTGCACAAAATAAGAAAAAATTTAATAATGTGCATCGAACTCCGGGCCGTCAATCTTATTATCCTCTTACGGAGAAGAGAAATAAAAAAGTGGTAATAGAAACACTTTCGGTACCACAACCTGTATATGTGAATATTGGGTATCAAGTAACGTTACAAGCGAACTATCAACAGCACATGAATCAGATGTTACAACCCTTTGTTACATTGGGCGGTCATATAAACTCTTTTTTGATAGAGCGCGATGGCCACACATATGAAACTTTTTTACAATCTGACCTATCACAAAACAATAATATCTCTTCTTTCGATCAAGAAGAGAGAATTTTTCAAACAGTTGTTAATTTTGAAGTGTTGGGATATGTTATTGGAGAGGGCAAAAATCAAGAGCGCCCTCGAATTATTAAAACGGAAAATGCAGTTGAGGTTAAAATACCTAGAGAGCGCGTTATTTTGGACGATAAACAAGACTTTGATCCAAAAAGTGGATTTTATAGAGATTGAGATTAAAAAAGGTTTTTGCTTTATTGTACTACTATTTATTAAAGAAATAGCACCCCCTGTTTAAAGGAGAGAACAGCATATGTCTTACAAGAAATTTAAGTTTATATCACCGGGAATTTTTATTAATGAAATTGATAATTCTCAGTTACCCGCCTTACCAGCTGCCATTGGGCCCGCTGTTATTGGAAGGTTGGAGCGAGGGCCTGCTTTAAAGCCCGTACAAGTTAGTTCATTTTCAGAATTTGTAGAAGTTTTTGGTAACCCGATTCCCGGAGGTGCCGGCGGTGACGTTTTCCGATACGGAAATTATACCTCCCCAACATATGCAGCATATGCAGCCCAGGCCTGGTTACGCAACAACTCTCCTATAACTGTGGTTAGACTACTGGGACAAACAAATGCAGCCGCATCAACGACCGCCGCATATGCCGGCTGGGCGACTGGCGACAGTGTGGGCCCAAGTGCCACGGCCACGTCCAATAATGGCGCATATGGACTCTTTGTTTGTGAGGGACCAAGTGCAGCGACCTCTATGACAGGAGCGGCCCCGGGCGCCGCCGGAGCGGATTTCCCCGCCTTCGGGGACGCGGATCTGATGACAGGCACCCTAGCCGCTATTTGGTACTTGACAAATGGAAGTATTCAGCTTAGTGGAAATCTGGGTACGTTGAGCGACGCGGTACTGAAGCCGTCGTCTTCTGCTTTTACGTTTTATAGGGCAGTCGACACTGGCGCGACATTTAAGGCTACAATTAGAGATTCGAGTGATAATATTGTTGTTGAGTCTGCTTTTAATTTTAATCCGGACTCCCCTCGATTTATTCGAAAGGTATTTAATACAAACCCAATTAAAACAAATTCAGATGTTGTCGGCGCTGATAATGATATAAATTATTGGCTTGGAGAATCGTTTGAGGGTAATTTAAGAACCTTCCCTAACCGCGATTCGTCCACGGGAATATCGGGCTCTGTGGCTGCCAACACTTGGGGCGCCCTCATGAGATTGGGTACTCCAGATGAAAGCGAGGACCATGGTAATTTTAAAATGACACCGACCAAAAGTCCGAAACAACAATTTGCTAAGACAGGGTGGTTTATTTCTCAAGATTTATCCACCACCGGCGGAGGAAGCGTCGTCGGGGGCTCCCTCGTGCCAGGCACATATAACCCAGAAAAGATGCAAAAACTTTTTAGATTGTGTAGTCGCGAACTAGGTGAAGAAACACAGCGCAAGGTCAAAGTGAGCATTAAAGATCTTAGAGCAGCAGACCCTCTTGACAGCAATCAATATGGAAGTTTTACTGTTGTAGTTCGAGCTATTAACGATATCGACGCTGCTCCAGTTATTTTAGAGCAATACAATAATTGCAATTTTGACCCGGCTTCTAGCAATTACGTAGCTAGAAAAATTGGTGATAAATTTGTTCAATGGGATGACACGGATAGAAGATATAGAACTTTCGGAGATTTTGAAAACGTTTCTAACTATGTCTATGTAGAGGCACACAGCGATGTACAGCGCGCCACGGTTAATGAAAAAGGCCTTCCCTACGGTGTTTATGGCCCCGTTCGTTATGTTGGGTGGGGAACCGCCGCCTCGGGCGCCCTTAGAGGTTATTCCGAAACAGGTTCGGCTACTCTCTCCGGCGACGATGGCGCTTTTGTGAGTGTTAACGTTGCCGATCCGTTTCTCGGAACGCCGGCCCTTTCTGCTACATTACCAGCAACGGCAGGCGCCATAGGTGGCAAGTTCAGTTCCAGCTCTGGCTCCAGCCCCAAAGTTGGATTTAGATTCCCACAATTAAGATTGCGACAGAGTTCTTCGGAAGGCGCCTCTCTATCAGACCCTAAAGATGCTTATTTTGGGGTAGATACTACATATAACAGCTCTCGCTTTGATGATAGTGTTATTGATGTACTCCGAACGAGATGTGAAGACATTAATAGTTGGGATGCAACTACCGGCGTCACTGAGGCCTCGTGGGTTTTTACACTAGATGATGTTAGAAATTCGGCCATTACGGTCGCGACGTCGACCGCGAGCTATGCTGCAAATGCCGTATATGAATCTGGTTCACGTGTGAATGGAACTTCCTATACTGCACATACCGGCTCCAAAGATGCAACCGTCGCTGGGCCACCGTCAGCCAGTTATCTAAATGTTATTGATGATAATTACGGAGGCGACACAGCCGGCTGGCAACAATTCACGACTTGTTTGCATGGTGGAGCTGATGGGTTAAACATTAGAGAAAGTGATCCCTTTAGGAATTCTCAGTGGGATTCTACTTCTACAGAAGCAACAGACGCTCCTTATAACTCTGTTACGGTCGCGATGGATTCCCTGAGTGACCCCGAAGTTGTAGAATATAATGTGGCATCGATGCCTGGTCTCACTTATAACACCCTTAATAATAAATTAGTAGATATGTGTGAAAACAGAGGTGACGCCCTCGCCGTCATTGATCTTAAAGGCGGCTACCAGCCTCCTTCCGAGTCGGATGGCACGCGAGTGGAACGTCGAGGGAAAGTAAAGACTGTTGTTAGTGAAAAGAGAAACAATCTTCAGGTTAATAGTAGTTACGGATGTGCTTATTATCCATGGGTCCAGATTAGGGATACCATTAATGGTGTTACACTTTGGGCGCCTCCGTCAGTCGTTGCCATCGGCGCAATGTCCTACGGTGAGGCCAATTCTCAACTTTGGTTTGCTCCGGCAGGTTTCACTCGCGGAGGCTTAAGTGCCAATCGAGCCGGCGGAGTTCCCGTCGTCGGTGTGGAGGAGAAACTTACTTCGAAACAAAGAGATCGGCTTTATGAGAATCAAATTAACCCGATTGCTTCTTTCCCAGCGGAAGGGATTGTAATCTTCGGTCAGAAAACTTTGCAAGTAGGGGCCTCGGCACTTGACAGAATCAATGTGAGAAGGCTTCTTATTTACTTGAAGAAGCAAGTTTCTAGATTCGCTGCAACTATTTTGTTCGATCAGAATGTGG